AATAAAGTTATATAATAAAATTATATAGAATTTCAGACAATAAAGGGATTATTTTTTAAATAAATTATTAAGTATTATTATATTTTTTATTGGAATTATTGGAGTTATAAAAATGCAAGTTTAAGAGTTGATTATGCAATTGTAGTAAATTTTCTGACAATTGAAGTAAATTGACGGTAAATTGTAAGGGCTTTCAATTTATAAACAATTGCAATTTTTCCATTATTCACCATAAAAAATGCATGAAAAAAATTTAGAGCTTATACCAGTAGCCTTTTTTAAAAATCATACCTCTATTTTCAAATAGTAGATATAATATAATTATTATATAGAATTTACCCCCCCACCCCCAGTTTTAGGAAATTTTTTCCGAGTATTTCAGGCAGGCGACAACAGTTGTTTACGCAGCAGACACACTACAAAATCACCCCTCCAACACTCAATAAAACCCCACACATCTCCTCCTAATCCCAAATCCCCAAATAAAAAATGCAAGAAATTATATTATAAAATTCATAATTTAAAGACGGCAAAATCTATATGAAAAATAGAATGTTTACATACTTACTATACAACCCCGTCAGAGCCATTCTAAGAGTTTGATTATAATAATATTGATAAATTACAAAGGGAAGAAAAACAAAACGCTCTAAATCTTGTATAGAGAGTGTCAGTTATATACTCATGGTTTACTAATGATATATTCACAGAAAAATATAGTGCATCAGGAATGTTAATGATATATTCACAAGATATTAATTGTTTCTCAATGATATATTAATATATTTTTAAACACTAATGAAAAATTAACGATATATTAACAAAAAATTATTGCAAATAAAAATTATATGTGCTACTATTAAAGAAAAACATATTGGAGGTAATAATATGCAATATATAGGTATGGATATTGGGAGAGGGTTTGTAAAGATATTTACAGTTATTAACAACAAACCTAAAGAATTTGTATTCAAAAGTATCGTGGGAGATGGAAGAACCGAAGATATAGATTTTGATAAATATGAAGCTCCTATCTGTATAGGATATGAAAGTAAGAAGTATTTTGTAGGAGAATTATCTGAAAAAGAAAGTTATTCCCCAATTAGAAATAATAATGATTCTAAGGTTTCAAGAACTGCCGAATTATTATTTGTTACAGGACTTCTTCAAGCAGCAGTTGAAGATAATGTTTCTATCATGCTAGGAGTCCCTAATAAGAGCTTTAGAAAGTCAGAGATGTGTAAGGTAATAAATAAATATCAAGGTAAAACATTTGAAATACAAGATGCTATAAATAATACTACTAAGAGAGTTACTGTAAATAATATAAATATATTCAGAGAAGCAGATGCTGCTCTTATGGGACTTAGATACAAAGGACTTATAGATAATGAGCATAATCATGTTGGTCTTGTTTCAGTTGGTTTTAATACTTCTGAATTTAGTTATTTTGAAAGAGGAGGCAGATTTAGAGATAGTTTATCTTCTACATTGGAATATGGAAATAAAGATGCATTAAAGATAGTTAGAGATAGACTTATGAAGAAGAATCTTTCTAAGGAAACTTTTGAAATAGACTTTGATACAGAGCCAGCTACAGAAGAAATGAAAGAATCTGCTTATGAACTTATGTCAGAGAAACTTAATCAATACATTTCTGACATCTGGAAGAATACAGATGAAATGGATATTAGAATAGCAGGAGGAACTTCTATGAGACTTAATTTTGACAATAAATATAAAATGATAGAGAATCCTCAAATGGCTACTGCTGAAGGACTTTATTACATCTGTTCAGAGCAGTTTGGAGGCGAGATAGATGGCGAAGAAGATAACGACTAGTTATTCTCTGTCTAAAGACCTATATGAAGATGTGAAAGCTTATAAAGAGGAAAATGGACTTTCTACAAATAGTCAAGCACTTGAAAGAATGTTACTAGAAAGAAAGTTCATGCTTAAGGGGGTAGTTTTAGCAGCTACTCCCCCTCAAAAGAGTAAGCCTATTACAAAAGTTACTAAACCAAAAGAAAATAAAGACAATGCTTTTAAAAAGACTATAAGTAATATATATGACAGCATGAAGGATTAGAGAGGAATTTCCTCTCTTTTCTTACTATTTTATGTTGACACATTGATATTAAAATTATATAATTAAATCATAAGAATAGATATAAAAATACTAACTAAAGAGGTGATAATATGGTTAAACTTATAATTGGAATATGTATAGGATTCATAATGGGAGTATGGTGGTTTGGTGCAAATAAACAAAAATAAAGATAAATTATTGATAGCAGGATTTTCTAGTAGTTTGTTTTATTCTATTGCATATCCAATTGTTCATACAGTAACTGTAAGTGCAATAACTTCTAATCTTCTTAGCATAGATAGTTTGTTAAATTGTGTTCTTACTGTATTAATAACAAAGATTTGGTTATCTAAAGGAAAAGTTCTTTATAGAGCTTTTTCCTTTTTCTTATCAATAGAAGTTATTCTATATGGCATATTGATTTATTTGTTTATAGTAGATGGAATATCTCCATTATTCTTCTTTATGTCAGATGCTATATTAAGCTCCTTAATAACAAGAAATATCATATGTGCAGGAGTTCGTTTAAAATCGTTAAGATACGAAGGAGAAGACAGGGAAAAATTTGATAACAAGACTGTTTATTATAATAATATAGCTTGTATTATAGGATATGCATTTAGTTCTTTAATAGTATTACCGACAAAGTTAGGATTCCTTCTAATGTTTATTGGGATAGCTATTGATAATATTTTTTATTACTATGTGTATAAGAAAGAGGTAGGAAAATGGCAATATTAAATAGGAATATATTTAAAGAATTTACTAGTGATTTAACAGAAGTTAATATCAACTGTAAAACAGAAAGAGCAGCTATGGATTTATTAAACTTCTTAGGTGAAAATGGTTTCAAGTGGGCAGTAACTGGAAACGACTTTGAAACATTAAATAATACTTATTGGAATGCATACAAGGGAAAAACATTTTATAATGTTAATAGACTAAATAAAAGAGTAAGTTGGGGATTGATGGATGATTTTGAAAAAACTTATTATGAATGGAAACCAGATAAAACTATAACTAGAGAAAATTTAACATGGGATATATTTGCTTCTGAAAACATTGCAATTCACTGTCAAACACAACAAGAAGTAGCAGAATTTCTCTGTTGGATAAATCAAAATAAAGAAATAGAAATAAATAATTTATTAGAAGCTTGTTACTTAGGGTGGAAAGATTATAAAGAAAGAATTTGCTTCGAGTTTATATCATATAGAGAGGAATTAGGATATAGCTCTTGTGGATTTTTTAAATCGAATGAATTCGAAGTAATAGAATGGAGTGTATCAAAGAATATATTTGAAATATCAGGAACAATAAATACAGATTTATCATTAAGAGATTTTTATGAGAAATTTATAGATTTCATAGAAAGCCAAAATAGTTCTTTTGGTGGAAATATTAACGATATTACAAAGGAGGGGTAATATGCAAAAATCACAAATAACAAACGGAATGATTTTTGAATTAAGAACGAGAAGTACCTATTATGTTATTGAAGGCATGGTATATATTAAAACTATGGAACATACTCTAGTTCCATGTGAAACATTGTGGGATTTTCTAGAAGATTATGAAAACGACTTAACTTCAAAGAATTCATCTAGTTTGGATATAGTAAGAATATTTGACAATGAAGAAAAAATGATTTGGTCTATATTCCAAATAGATTGGAGCAAAGTTCCAGTTGACACAAAAGTTTTAGTAAAGAATAGCGAAAATGGGGGATGGGAGAAAAGACACTTTGCTGGATTTATAAATGGAGAAGTTGCGACCTTTTCAAATGGAATGACTTCTTGGAGTACTTTACGTCCAAATAATCCTATTTTAGTTTCTTGGAAGTATGCTAAATTAGTTCCTGAAGAAACAACAACAAATAAAAAAATAGATGATGAATTTAAAGCATATTGTCATAAAGTACGTTGTTCTGAATGTGATTATAAGCCAAGAAGAAATAATAAATGTGATTGTCATTTTAATTGGCTCGTTAATAATTACAATTTATATAAGAAATAGGAAGTGTTTTATGGAATATAAGGTAGAATATTTTGATGATTATATGGATTTAAAGGATTATTTAAATGAAAATAAGATATGTCCTAAATCAATAATTTCAATATTATGTGATAATAGTTTAAGATATGGAATAATTTTAATTTATTATAGTATAGAAAATGGTGAATGATATGAAAATTATATGTGACTGTGGAAATGAAAGTGAAATAAAAGAAACAAATAACTTTGATGAATATGGAGAAGTTCAATTAGGAAATGTAAAGAACTTTGAAATAGCAAAAAGAGAATATTGTATTTATATTACATGTTCAAAATGTGGCAAAACAATATGTATTTTAGTTTAACAGAAAGGAAATAAACATGAAAATTAAAAAAATATTATTAATTGGAATAATTGGTATATTCTGTTTTAGTACAACAGGATGTAAAGGAATGACTGAAACAAAAGGATTTACTATTATTTCAGAAGAAAAGAAGATAGATGGCTTCCCTGTAACAGAAGTTATGGATAATGAAACAAAGATTCATTATTATGTAAATACATCTTCTCACGAAGGATTTATGTGTCCTGTATATAAGGCAGATGGAACTATAAAGAAAGGATTTTAAAATGATTATTATTGAAGATAAAGAACCTAAGAAAGAAACATGGACCTTAGAAAAAGCAAAACAAGATTATAGAAATAAACATCCTTTTAGATTTAGAGTTAAAAGAAAATGTAATAATTGCGTATTTCATGAAGAAGATGCCGTAGGGAATGTTGGGTGTCCCATTAAAGAAACATATATCCTATTTAAAGGATTAAATGCAAAATTATGCAAATATTATACCGAGGGGGGGTGATAGGTTTTGAAACTTAATGACTTAAAAAATGGTATGGAATTAAAACTTAGAAATGGCTTTAATTACTTTTTAATAAAAGGAGAGATAATTAGCATTCCTAATATAACTCGTTTTACAGGAAATGCAATAGCTACTGGAAATATTTATATATTAGGAGATTTAGGAGAGTATAAAAACGATTTCACTCATAGATTTCGTTCAGAATATGACATAATGAAAATATATTTAGGAGAACAACTTATCTGGGAAAGAGTTGAAGTTAAATTTTTAAACAATTTAAAGTTTGGAGACAAGATAGAAATATTAAATGAAGAAAATAAGTGGACCAAAGTTCGATTTATAAAATATGACGAATTTGCTAAAAGTTATTATGTATATAATGAAATGACTAATTCTTGTAATTTTTACGATAAGGCAAGACTTATTCAATAGTTAATAAAGGGGGACAAAATGAGAACATATAAAAAGTGGACAAAAGAAGAAGATGAATATCTAGCAGAAAATTGGGGAGTCATGAGTCTTCCTCAATTGTCTAAAAAATTAGAAAGAACAATACCTGGCATTAAAAGAAGAAGAAGTAGATTAAATCTAGGGCCATTCCTTAAAGGTAGTGACTATATAACTTTAAGAGAATTATTTGATACATTAGGATATACAGGATATTGTGATAGTTCTTCTCCTAATTCTATAAAAGCTTGGATGAAGAGAGACTTTCCAATTTTAACTAAAACAATAGAAAGTAAAAAGGTTAAATGTGTACATATAAAAAACTTTTGGAAATGGGCAGAAGATAATCAAGTATTTCTTGACTTCTCTAAGTTCGATAGACTTATGTTAGGGAAAGAACCAGATTGGGTAGAACCGAAAAGAAACAGAGATAGAATGAATCAAGTAGAAATATCAAAATACAATAGAGAATGGACTCAAAAAGATGAAGAATACTTATTTTTCTTAGTGAATGAATATAAATACTCTTGTTATGAGATAGCTCAAAGACTATGCAGAACAGAAGATGGGATACTCCAGAAAGTGAAAAGAATGAACACAAAAGCAAGACCAATAAAAAAAGAAATGGAATTTTGGACTGATAATGAAATATGCATCTTAAACAATTTAATATTAAAAGGTTATGACTACATGTCAATTGCAAGAGTAATAGAAAAGAAATCTCCTAAATCTGTTAAATCAAGAGTGTATAGAACTTATGGGACAAAAGATTTAGATAAAGTAAGAAGAATACTTAAGGAGAAAATAAGCAAAGCTACTATATAAATTGGAGGTAAGTATGAAAACAAAAATGTCAATAAACGAATTCATAGAAAGAGCGAAAGAGCATAAAAAATGGTTAAATGGACAAGCAGAAGAATCTAGCAGACTAACATTGATTAATATAGATTTATCTAAAAAAAGAATTGAAAACTTAGACTTAACAGATGCAATTTTTAAAAATGTTGATTTTAATGATTCATTTATCATTAATACAAATCTATCTTATTCTATGATAAAAAATTGTTCTTTTTCATCTTCTGTTATAGATGGAACTTTATTTAAAGGAGCAGAAATTGATAATGTAAATTTTTTAAATGCATCTTTAGCAGCTAGTAATTTTGATTTTATAAGAACTAGAGAAATAGATTTTACAAATACAGAATTTTCGCATTGTTCCTTTATATCTAGTCAACTTTCAAATACAAAAGGATTAATCAATTCAATAGATTATTTAAATAAAAATTTCGAAAAAACAAAAGAAGGATATATTGCATATAAATTATTTGAATTTCAATATAAAATTCCTGAATATTGGGACATAAAAGAAAATGGGATTCTTAATGAAGTAGTTGATGCCAACAGGTTTGATACTTGCAGTTATGGAATAAATGTTGCAACATTAGAATGGATAGAAGAAAATTTAATTTCTTTTAATAATTTATATAAGATTTTCTCTAACAACGAAGAAACAAATATTTGGAAAGTATTAATACCATTTGAATGGTTAAGTGGAGTTTGTGTTCCGTATAATACAGATGGGAAAATTCGTTGTGAAAGGGTTAAATTACTTAGAAAAATAACTAAAGAAGAATTATCGAAAGAGAGAACAAAATATGTTAAATAAAATATTGGAGGTGAAATAATGGAAGATAGAAAAGAGTTAATAAAAGCACTTGAATTAATTAAGAAAACTTGTAAATCTGTACCAAGCAAGGATTGCAATAATATGCGAAAATTTGGGAATTGTCCTATACATGAAATATTAGGAGATTGTACTCAAGAGGAAGTTCCAGAGGATTGGATTATAAGAGGAGGATTTCATGAATAGAGCAATAGCAGATGTAATAATTATATTTATCATAGTATTATGGATAGTAAGTAAATTAGGTATGTAAGGTAAAAATGAGGAAGGAAGTTAAAATTTATAAAGAAAGAGGATAACATAATGAATAAAATAGAAAGAATAAAAACAGAAATTTCTTATTATTTAGATGATGAAACTGGATATATAAGAATAGATGAAGAAAATGGAATAGAAACAGTAGATGATGTAATAATTCATGTTGAGAAAATGTTTGATGTTGAATTAGATTTTAAATACATAGGAGGGTTCGATTCTCCTGGTTGTGATATAAACTGTTATGCATGGGCAGGTATTATAGACGGAGAATTATACTTCGACGGATTCGAAGAATATGTTAGTTGACAAATTTAAATAAATTTATTGTTTTTTAAGATAGAAAAATCCTATACAAATAAAGGAAGAGACACAGAAAAGGAGAAAAAATATGACAGATAAATACAAAAGAGTTTATAAAGAGAGTATAAACGGAGAACTTGAATGTGTAGGATTAATTAAACAGGGAGAAACAATAAAAGTTATAAAAAACCTAACTCCCGAACAAATAGCTATTATAAATCAAAAAAATGATTTAAAATCTCACTGTAAGGAGTTAGGTGGATATTTACATGTATGTTATGTAAAAAATCAATTATTATTTAATGCTCTAAATTTAAAACCTGCAACAATAAGTAGATTTTTATATTTGGCAACCTATATTGACTACAATAACAGAGAAGAAAATGTCTTAGTAAAGCATGGTAAAGATAATAAAATTGAGTATATGACAAAGAAAGATATAAGAAAAGTTTTGAAATTAGGAGAAAAAGCTTTTTATGATTTTTTAAAAGAAGTAAAAGAAAAAGAATTATTCTTCGAAGAGAATAAAAAATTTTATTTAAATCCAAAATATGTTAATAAGGGTAGAAACAATTTTAAAAACAAAGAATATATTAGAATGTTTATTGATACAACTAGAGAATTATATGAAAATTGTACTCCTAGGCAACATAGGCAATTAAGTTATGTATATCAATTATTACCATTTTTACATTATGAAAGTAATATATTGTGCAAAAATCCTCAAGAAAAAGAAATTGAATTATTAGACAAATTGCATTTTACAGACATAAGCAGAATGCTTGGTTTAAGTGACGATAGTAAATCTATAAGCAATTTAAAGAAAGATTTAAGAAGATTTTATGTTACTTTGAGCGATAAGAAGTATTACTTTTTATGTGATATTACAATAGGATATGGAGATAAAAAAGAAAATTATTATGTCGTAAATCCATATGTTGTTTGGAAGGGTACTAATATAGAAAATGCTAAAGCGATAATAAAATACTGTATGATTAAGTAGCACATGGTATTAGGCACAGTATTTT